TCTAACCTTGAAAGGGGCATCGTATTAGCACACTAAATTTTTTCTTCTGTCTTATTTATCAGAAAAGGTTTGGGACTGATTTTGGGCCCAAATTTTTTTTTCACCTTTTTTGAAATAAAAAGTCAATTTTGATTTTGAGGAGTTTCCTCATCTTTATCTTCTAAGAATGATTCCATGACTTCTTTTACCTTCTCATAGTAAAGTGGTTCACCACGTAACTCTGCAAGTTTGGCAATCGCAATTGATTCAACACAAGTCCAATAAGTTTCACCGCTTACAACATGTTCATCAGTAAAATGTTCTGCAATGTCTTCTTGCAGATACTGTAACTCTCTTAGTGTCTCTCTTTGAATTTCCATAGTTTAATTGCAGATGTTTTTATTTATTAACTTGTGATTGTATTTCTTAGAGAACTATATTTTGGATCTTTATAATTACGATCTTCGGGTGAGATATCAGAATTTTCATTGAAGTTTGGATCTGGGTAATCATATCTACCATTACCTTCATATTCAACTATCAATGAATTAACGTCCTTTCTCTCACCATATACATGGTAAAAACAATCAATTGGTTTATCATCTGCTTCCTTAATAATTATTTCTTTATTGTCAAATGAAACTACATTTAAATGAAAATGTCTATCTCCTATAGGTTGTAGTTGAACTGAAATACTATCTGTATGAACTAATTGTTCCCAATAGTCAGGTAATTTAATTACATTTGACTCTTTAAGTCTTCCTCTACAGTAAACCCCAGCCTCAGGCCCTTCCAATGAAACATAACGAAGTCTCCACCCTTTCCCTTTTGTTGGATGTTCTATGTCAAAAGGTTTGTATGGTTTATCATCTGCAAGTTGAAACCTAGCAGTTAATGTCTGAGGAGTTAGAGCAGTGAAGATAGCGTCTCCAATAACTTTTAATGGTATGGGATTACCACCAGATATTGTCAAAGCATGAGAAGTTTGAGTATCCCCCTTCATTACTGTATTTCCTTTTACATGAAGGGATAACTTTTTATTTTTTTGCAATGAGTCCCCATCTGCTGTTCCTATCGTGACTGATGCAATACCACCAATATCACTACAGTCACCAAAAATAGACATACCACCACAAGTAAACGTTCCAGCCTTACTTAAAACCGATTGTGAAGGTCTTGACCAGTTAGATGCTCCAACATGAAGACCAATTGTTTCCATTGTGATATTTTTAATTGACATTTAATCTAATCCTCCAGAAGGATCATTGAATTTTGTTATCTTATCTACTGGTAATCCACCGTAAAAACTGCTTAATTGATCAAAAAAGTCAGGTGCAATATCTAGATCTACTCCAGAAGTGGTTTCTATAAAACTAGCTTCACAATGAATACCGACTGCTGCTCCACCATTAATAAACAACTCTCGACCAGAATCAAAATTCATATCTGCACCAGCCAAAATATCCGTCTGAGAACCAGATCTCATTCGAACATTATCACCAGCATCTATGTAAATATTTTTCTTTGCAGCAAGAACTATGTTCCTACCGTTCAATTCAATATCACTTGCTTTTGAGGTGATGAATATTCTACCATGTTTACATTCAATTTTAAAAGCAACTCCACCTTCTCCCGTTACTTTTCCATCACCAATACTCGCATCATCACCAGAGTATATTTCTAAATTTTTACCTGCTCTTATTTTACCTATACCACCTTCATAAAAATGAATACCTTGTCCTGATTGAGTGGTTATAGAATATTCTGATTTCCCATGTTTCTCTGTTGGAGCTCCACCAGACATAACAAATGTTGGAAAAACTCTTTTATAAAGACGTTCAAATTCGTCCTTGACAGTTTTCCTAATTTCATCTTCAGTCATTAATAACCTCCTCCATATCCACCACCTGAAGGTGGACTACTTGGTGGACTACTTGGTGGAGTTGGATCACTTGTACCAGAGGAAGTTGAAGTGTCAGTAGTAGTGTCTACCATAGAAGTTGATGAGGTTGAAGAAGTTTGTTCTGTTACAATTGTTGGTTCTGAATCAACAGGTGTTTCTGTCTCTGGAACTTCTGTAGAATCTGAAGTTATAGAACTAGATGTTTGAGAAACAACTGGAGATCCTCCAAGACTTTCCTCTATTGTAGCATAAATTATTTCATGTGGGTAGTCTACGTGTTGAGATCCAACCATCTTCACGATTGATCCATCGGATCTCTGGTGAACATGGAAAGGCCCATAATATTCAACACCATTCACATATCCAATCAACTCATTTTTATCTCCAATACAATCAATAACACTCTCAATTCCAATAAGTCTCTTTCTACTTTCTGCACCAACATCAGTCTTAGTCTGAGGTTTTGTTTTCATGATTGGTATTAATTCAACACCAATTCCATTTACAGAATTAACTATAAGAACTGGGGGAATTTCAAATTCTTTAGGAATACTTGGAGGGAAGTTTACAGCTGCAATAGACCCACTTGGAGTTGTAACAATAGGTATATTAACTCCATCATCAACTCCTTCAAAAGTTACCGTATCTTTAGGATCATATCCAATTCCTGGTTTTGATACGTATATATCCGTAATCTCACCAGTTATATTAGTTGAAATTCCCACATCAGAACCACCAGAACCACCAAGACAATAACCAAATCCAGCTGACAGAATTACGACACTTACAATTGACCCATCTTTTATAATTGGTTTTACATTTGCACCAGTTCCATTTCCAGTATTATCAATAATTGTTATTTGTGTATCTGTATCATATCCACTTCCACCATTTATCACTTCAACTGAAAATATTCTACGACTGTTACCAACTATGATAAGTAACTCTGCTCCTGTTCCAGATCCAATTACCTGATAATCTGGTGGTAAACATTTTGGATATATAAATCCTGGTCTTCTTGGGATAATATCAAGTTGTGATGGTGGGTTATCATTTGTTCTATTACAATCTTCAAATAGGAAATCACCATCACCAAAAATAGTTAATCCACTCATTGCCTGATCATCGTTGTAAAGTGTAGTATCTCCTATACCATCACCATCTATTACAGTTTCATTTGTTCCACCAGAAAGAATATTTTTTGCCTCTGATAGACTTATACCTTTATCATCCGCATACGCTTTTACCTCTGAGGGTGCAAATATTCTTTCAATTGCACCATTAATACCTCTTTTAATTATACCCCCACGACCAGCTTCTGTTACACCTTTAGAAATACCTGATAAAACATTTGCTTTTTTAAGTAATCCCTCATAATCATCAGGTGCTGATAATCTTGCACCAAGATTAGATGCAAAGGTTGTTGGTTTAGCACATACCTCTATATTACATCCCTTAATATACCCCAATATTTTACTTGCTAATCCACTTACACTTCGAAGAGTGTTTTTAATTGAATCAAATCCACCTACTAACCAATTCAATCCACTCATGATAGTTCCAAGTGCTGATTCTAAAGTATCAAATAACTTTGAAAAAATACCTGCTGTGAATTGTTCAATCGCACAAATTGCAGCGTTAAATGCCTTTCCTAAAAGGTTTTTAAACATATTTAAAATAAATTCGCCAGCTTTCAAGAGTGCAGCGTTAAAAGCACAGTTAAGTAAATCTGTAATTGTTCCTTTGCTTTTTTCTGCTGCTTTTTCTTTAAACAATCCATCTGGATCATTTTTCTTTATATCTCCAATCAATTTTTTAAATTTTTTATTTACTTGCTTCATTAAACCAACTTTCATTTCATTTAAAGATGCTCTTACAACACCAGCAACTTCATTTTTTATAAATGCAAGTTCTGCCTGCATATCAATTATAGTATTAGTAAGAGGATCAATCCAAGAATCACCTGCATTTTCAAGTCCCTGAAGCATTTGAATAAAATCTGTGACTGCTTGACTAACTTTCCCGACAGCAGTATCGTTACATGAAGTCCAACCTGTAACTGTTGTAGTTGCTTTATCTTCTAAAAATATGTTTGCTTTATCATTTTGTCCTACTGTAATACCTATGATTTTCTTATCTGACAAACCCAGATTTACAGATCCAAATTGATGATTACCAGGAGAAGGGGGTTGAGAAGAATCGTTTCTTGTATATGCTGAGAATGAATCAAA